TTTAATGGCTTTTAATTCTGCATCTACATCCTCTACCGCAGGAATCATAGTAAGTAATGTTCTATCTGATACTAATCCTCTCAAACCATTAACAAGAGTTAATACTGTAGTTTCATCTTGCGGCAAGTTTCTAGTAAATTTAATTCTGACATTTGCAAATTTATCACCATTAACTAAACCTCTAACCGCATAGATTAATTCAATTCTTTTTTGAATAGCTTTGGTCATATTAGCCACAATGGAAGCAGAAGCATTTTCAAATCCCACTAGCTTATACTTCATAGCAATGCCAGAAGTAGCAAGAAATTTTTCATCATTAAAATCTGGGCTATTAGCTATAACATGAATGCTGTCATTAATGTTTTGAAGCATATTCTGGATTTGAGTATCGCTAATACTCTTGGTTAAGTATTCTGCGCTATCATCCTCATCCATAACAAGAACTCTGTTCTCTCTCATCTTTGGAATATCATCTTCTGCGATACTTGTACCTTTGAGAACTAAATACGCATCTACGAAGCTACTAAAATCATCTACCTCAGAACTCAATAACTCATTGTATGCATCCTGCAAACTAATTACCTTATCGAAGATAGATTGCTTCTCATCATTTAGCGCAAACTCACTAATTGGTACTTGTTTGAAGTAATGCGGATATTCTTCCAGAAGTGAAAAGGAACTGAAACTGTTATTACTCTGGTAAATGCTAACTGCGCAATCAGAATAGATTTCTATTCTGTATTCACTCTTAGCTGAATAGATATCATATGATGGTACTTCATAAAATCTAATTACATAAAGTAGATTCTGCTCTAACGTATCATCATAGATAGGAATAACTTCTTTAGGGTCTAGTGCCTTAAATCTTTCCTTTTTATCCTCATCCATATAAACCAATTCATAAGCTACTCCATAAATAAGCGCATTGCGCAATCACTGACTATCTGCATTTTCGTAATCGTTATAGTTAAAGATATCCAAGAGAGAAGAAATATCTTCATCAGAACTATAGGTAATGGGAATGCCTGTAATATAGCCGTTATAGTTATTAACAATGGAATAGCAGTAGTTCTTTACGATGTGAGAACATGTTTTACTATCATCGCTATATGTTTTTCTGAGTATCGCTTGATTGCCTAAATAGTAATCAATATACTTTTGCATCTTCACCTGTTCATTTAGTCTGAATGCCTGAATAATCTTTGCTACCTTCTGAAGCGTTAATTCTTCATTTCTATTCATTCTATACATTGTTCAAATCTCCTTATAAACCAAACTTACTTTTATTCATAAGCTTAATCTGTCCTTCTACACATTGTAGGGAATATCTCAGCGCATCTATACCATGATTTCATTTATCTACTGGCTTATTGATATACTCATTAGTTACCTTATCTTTAGTCCAAGAGTAATTAGAAAACTCCTCTATCAGATTAGTGCATGAAGGATGGATTATAATCTGATACTGTTGTAACTTCTGGATTCCCTGTAATATACTTCCTTGCCCTTTCTCAGCCGCTTTAATGCGGTTTATTCCTTCTCTACGTATTTCCTCTATACTCTTTTGTTCTGCGCTGTCTGCTATGATTAATGACTTACTGAAGCCATTGTCTTTTATAATCTGCGCTATCTGGTTATTGAGTAATCCTTTTCTGAATACCTCACTAAACACATAAATCTTTTCATCTACCAAGAGAGAACAGATAAACGCTGTAGGGTCTGCGGTAAAGCCAAAGTCTAATCCGCATAATAACTCACCCTTAATACTCTTGTAATCAAACTCCTCTACCTTCCAATTATTGAAGACAAGCTTATCTAAACTACCAAACTCACCTAGCGCATAGATTTTGTAGTAAGCAGGATTCTTCTTCTCCAGAAGCAAAAGAGAATTGATATACTCTTGCGGCAATCGCCTATTATCTTTGTAGGTAGTGTGAAGAATAAAGCTATTCTCTGGCGGCTCTTGGAATCAGTACTGATAGCATCAATTAACCTTACTAACAGGGTTAAAGGAAAGGTATAGCTGCTGGTACTCTGCTGAAGCATGACGGATTCTCAAATCTATCTGGTTAAAATCTTCTTGGTAAAACTCTGTGGCTTCTTCCATCCATGCATCAGTTAATCCAGTTATAGATTTAATCTTCTCTGGATCGTCTAATCCACTACAGATAAACACACTTCCATTACTGAGAGTAATAGTAAAATCTGTTCTGTTTATTTTGCAATTACCAATTAGCTTCCAATCTACCAATAAATCCAGAAGTAACTGAAATACAGATTGCTTTACTGTCCTTCCTACCTTGCGCAAAACTAGTATCTTTCTCTTATCCGTTAATGCTTTAATAAGAAGCTTCTGGCAGATAAAAAAAGACTTGCCACTTCCAGCACCGCCATAAAACACATTGTATCTTCTGGAGTAATCAAATAAAGAAGGATAATAAACAGGGTTAAATAGTTCCTTACTTAATATTACCCTTGTCATCTATCTCCACCTTAATAATCATCTCGTCTTTATCTCCAGAAGAAGAAAGCATTCCTCTTAACATATCAAGAGCCTTTAACTTATCTACAGATTTATAATACTTATCGTCTTTATCAGAAAACGCTATTTCTTCTAACTTCTCAATTATTCTATCGTTATCTATGTTTAGAGCCTTGATTTTTTCTGAGCGATACTCACTGATAAACTGTTTAATATCTGGCTTATTCAGAATGTAATAAGCTTGCCCTGTGCGATATCCTTCTGGCTTTGCATACACCTTCTGGTAAGCCTTTTGCGCATTATAGCCATTGGCTAAATACTCCAATACATACTCTTTCTCTTTAGGGGTCATAAAACTACCTCCATTCAAATTTAATTAAAAAAAGGGCAATAACATTATCGTTAATTGCCCTCTTACTTTTTAGTAGCCTAAAATATCCAGAAGCATCGGCTCAGTGAAGTGTTTCAACCTCTCTACCGCAAGGATATATAGAAGTTTCCTTATCCTCTGATACTCCTGCGGATAATCATTAATGTTAATCCCTTCACTCTCTAGCACTCCATTAATCTCATACCAATCACTGGAATCTAGTTCTTCATGCTTACTAATCTTCAAAAGAATACTTTCCATACCTTTTTACCTTCCTTACTTCCATTATAAGGAAAATTTTCTATAAACGCTACTTAGCGGAATAACCTATAATCATTCCAATAGCAAAAGCATAGATTAATGCATTAACAAATAAGAAACTTCCTAACATATTAGTTACCTTCCTTTCTCTGCGGCAATTCAATAGAAATTATCTCTGTGAAGTACGCAGTTCATAATACTAAATAGTCTTCTTCCAAAAGGTCTTCAAACTTCTGGAATGCCATTACCTCGTAAAGCTTCTGCGCTCCTTGCGCAGTTACTCCAGAAGTGAAGTTAAATCTATATTGCTTTCCGTTATCGGCGGTAAAAGGCTCTTGCGCTCCAAAGTACTTCCAATACTTCTTCATTCTTTCATACTTCCTTCTGGCTACTTCAGAATCTACCCAGATTCCACTGCGCTTGCGCTCGTTGCGCATAGCCGCCTTAAACTTAGTATCTTCTTCTTGTCTTAATACCTCTAGAGAGTTATCTATGTTTCTTCTGAAGTCTGGATTATCGAAATATCTAAATCCATATTTCTCTCAATTCTCTAGCTTATCTCTAGATAGAGCCAAAAGCTTCCATTCAAAACTCTCTGGTCTTCCTTTAAACTCTAACTGTCTTCCATAACTTAAATCCGATAAATGGAAGCCTACATTCTCTTTTAAAAATTTAATCTTGTTCTCATTCATATTTTTCTCTTTCCCTTCTGGCGGCTATGCCGCCTAACTAACCTAACTTTTTAGACTGCGCAAGCAGGCTAAAAATCTTGGTTATTAACATTGACATTGACATTATCATTTTCATTAACATTATCATTAACATTTACATTAAGGTTTTTCTGGTTTTTCTGATTCTCTGCGTAATTACTCTGGCTCTTAATAATCTTTCTAACACTGTCTTCACTACAGCCTAGCTTATCCGCAATTACCTTATTAGATAAACCTTCCTTATGTAATCTAGCCACTTCCGCATAATCTATTCCTCTTGGTCTTCCGCCTTTACTTCCGTTTTTTCTGGCGATTTCGTATCTATCTTTAGCTAATCCAAGAGTGTAAAGAATCTGCGGCAAAACAGGCTTAACGATCGCTGACACTTCTTTTATCTCTCCATAAAATGCAAAAGCCGTTATTGCATCAAGTAGCTCTCAGCCGTATTTATCGTCTATCTCTCTTAATGCGGCTATAGCTTCATAGGTGGTCTTATACAAAACCATGCTTTCCCTTTCCATGTTTCTATCTTCCTTTCTTCTGATAATCTTCTAGTGCTTTGCGCACTAAATGCGAAATAGATACATCTCTAGTATCTGATTCTTCTAACAGTCATTTCTTCATCTCTTTTGGAATCCTAACTGTTATGGTAGTATCGTTATCTCTTGCCATATTTTCCTCCTACTATCTCTAAAAATTATTCCTAAAAGATTTACCTCTCTTGTCCTAAAAGTTAAGACATTTTTAGTATTAGGAAAGGGAGATAGTAATTTACTATTACTATCTCCAATACCCATGAAAACTAATTTTTAAGAAAGGAATCATATAGGCTAAAAGCAAGAAGGCTAAATTACCTTCACTACTTATAAAAAAGAGAGAGCATTTATTAACTCTCTCTGTCCAAAAATATTTTAACAAAAAATTTTTTCTTAAAGCAAATTGATTAGCCTTCCATTTCGGCAATCTTCTGGAACATGCTCTTACCCTTCTTAGGTGTCTTCTTCTTAGCCAGAAGCTCAGGGCAGAACTCTGCCAGATATTCCTTGCGCAGTTTGAAGAATGCCTTCATGCTATTAGGCTCTGTCTTCTGAATTTCATCCGCATGCTTCTTCAGCCACTTAACATTGCCGTTCTCCTGGGCATGTTGCATGATGTGTTCAAGCTTAATCTTGGCTACTTTTTCGGGAAATACCATAACTATAAATTCCTCTCTTTCTTTAAAATTCATTGTAACTGTAGGAAGCCAGAATAAGCAATACAGAAGTTAAAAAAAGAAGAGATGGAAGTTACTCCATCCCTTTGATTAATCGTGGCTTATTCATCTAAATCACGCTTTTTAAAGAAGTTACTTAACTTCTCCATACCCACTTTAACAGCATCTGGAGAAGTATCACTATATACATTTAAGGTTGTGCTTTGCCTTGAATGTCCCATTATCCTACTTAATGCGCTAACATCCATTCCAGAACGCACTCCTGCATATCCAAGTGAATGTCTTAATCCATGCATTGTAATAGTTTTTCCGTAAGCATCTTCCAAATTATATGAAACTACTATCTTTCTAAACTTCTTTTGAATTGTCGATAGATTTAAAGGTTTCTTAGTATCTTTACTACAAATATAGCTACTTGGATTTTTGTCTGTTTCCTCATATCTTTGTAGGATTAAATCTCTTATTTGTTCTGGAATTGGGAAGGAACGTATTGAAGATTTATTTTTGGGGTCTTTAAGATATTGTCCTCCTTCTCTAATAGCAGTAGCAGAATCAATATTAATCATCCATTTTTCAAAGTCTATATTTCTATTTCTTAATGCGCAGACTTCGCCTTTTCGCAGTCCGCAATAATACATAAGCAGGAAAGCTACTAAGTAATGTCTATTTCTATCATTATCCAATTCTAACCAAACTGCACTTAGATAATCCGTCATCTGATTATCTATAAGGTAAGTTTTTTTCACTTTTGCTGGAGGTTTCTTTACCGCATTAAAAGGGTTTTTCTGTATGCGGTCTGATTTAACATAATCCGCATATACCTTACTAGCAACTGACAATACGAGATGAATTGTAGAAGGACCTAACGGCTTATTAAACATTTCTGTAATCCATCTTTCTATATCTGTTCTTTCTAATGAAAAGAAGCCAATAGAACCAATGTAGCTACCTTCTATGTAACTCTTTACCAACCTAATCTGTTTATAATACGTGCTATCTTCTATTAAATGTTTATCCCTTTGATTTTCTATATACTTACTTATTACTTCCGATACTGTTTCTTCTTCTGGAATTGCTTCCTGTTCTGCTAGGTTATTTATCTCATTAAACCATGCTTCCGCTAACTTCCATGCTTCTCTTTTGGATTCTGTAGGCATGCTCTTACGCTTAAACTTTCTTTTACCATCATTATCCTTATAGTCGCATATCGCTTGCCATTTGTTCTTTCTGTCCTTTAGCTCAATTAGGTTCAAGTTATTGTATTTCATGTTTCCACACCTCACGCATTAAGTGTAGAACATTTTGTAGAACATTTCTAGCCTGAGATACCCCTCATAATGTGCAGATTTGACAAATATATGCACCATTTTCTCGATTTTCTGGCGGTTTTTGGTACGTCCCTCATATTGCCGGTATGTCTTATTTGCGCATGGTTGAGCCTTTTTTAGCTTGTGTAGAACGTTTTGTAGAACATATCCCAAAAAAAATTTAGGGGTTAGCTACCTGCTAACCCCTTTTATCTATCCTATTTTTTCTTCTTTAGGTGTTTGTTTTTCCAAGTACTCTAACCTTGTATCTATCTTGGTTAGAGTTACATTAAAGTTATTTAAACTCTCACTGAATTTATCTAACTGCGCAGTAAGTTTTTCTTCTCTTTTGGCATAGGCTTCCATCTGTTCGCCTACAAATTTTGTATAGAAGTAAAAAGCTATTACTGCTATGCCTACTGGAAACCCAAGAGAAGAAACTAAGCTAACTATTTCTTCCATACGTTAATCTCTCTCTTTTTCTTAATGTATTTAAATGCTGATTTAATGCATTAATTATCTGACATATTGCGCGGTAAATAAAGCACTCGCACGAAAATATCAACCTTTGCAGATGATGACGCAAGATTACGCACTCGAGTGTATACGTTTCCGTCATTTACGTTTAAATTGTTGAACATAACTGATGTTGTATTTCCACCTCCACTTGCACTATTATCCGTCCAAAATCCAACTAGTGAGATTGGCTTAAAGCCTGCAACTTCAACTGTTGGAACATTGAATGTTTGGTATGTGTCAGCGGAAATAGTGCAGTTTTTTAGCGAACATGTTTCTACGTGGTACAAGTGCGTTAATCCATTATTTAACGCGCTAACCGCTCCAGTTATAGTTCCATCACCAACTGAAGAAATATCAGTAGTACCAATCTTAGTATTAATATCAGATTCTAAGCCATCTATTTCCTGCTGTAAGTGTCCTGCGGCATCTGTAGAAAGCTGTCCCTTCATCTGATCAAATCAAGTGTTAAATTCATCTGTAAATTGCGCAAATAAGCCAGAAGTATCTATCTGGTCTATTACTCCAGATACCCAGCCGCAATAAGTACTATCGGCTCTTAAATCAGTTATATTAGCTTGGCTAATCTCTGTAGCATTGGCAGGAACAGAAACACTAGCTAGGGCTATTTCTCATATATCAGCATCTCTTGTTAGTTCTGGTATTGTTCCCTGTGTATCTGGAATACCTTCTACTATTTCTGCGGTAATCTTTCTTTCTAATAAATCTAATCTCACTACGATTAAATCAGTTCTATTTAAAGCACCGTCCGCAATAGTTAGCGTAAGATTCTTATCTGAAGCATTCTTATAGTAATAGCCATTAATCCATGCTGAACCAGTAGGAACAATTACAGACATGTTTCCACCATAAGCAGAAACCTGTAATTCACTTGCCCTATCTGCATAAACTCCATTACCGATAAATGAAGCGAAATACTCCGCAAAATCCTCCGCATTATATTCCCTATCATATATTCCTGCGCCATCTACTACAGAATTAAAAAATGAACTATATTCACTCATAATTAATTCTCCTTAATATCATTTCCGAAAAGATAATTAATTGTTTCTTTTCCATTTTCTAAAGTTATCTCTTTCTCACTAACCATAGCAAAATGAGATAAGCCTCATTCTTTATCTATAATTGATACTACATCGCCTACTGATAAATCCGTTTCCGCAGTATCAATATCAAAACTATCTATTACATCTGATAGTTTGCATTTACCTTCAGTTATTAAAACGTTTTTAAATTGTTCTGTGGTAAGGCTCTCTTTCTTCTTACTACTGCTTAGATACATTTCTTTTCTGTCAATTCCTGTAGAGCCAGAAGAATAAGTAGCTGTACCATCATCCGAACAGATAAAAACCGTATTTGTTTCCTTCTTAACTGAATAGGTATATTCCTGTTCTATTACATTATCGTATTCCCTACTTAACACAAACTGATTTTCACTTCCTACTCGTCTATCCGTCTGAGTGATGATATTGAAAACCATCTGCTTATTAGGGATATCTAAATCAATATTAAATCCATAGCCTACTTCTTCTGCGCATTCCTTAATGCCCTGAAGAAGGTTTATATATTCTGTCTGAACCTCATACGTTTCAGTTAATCCAAGATAAGAACCTAGAACTAAATGCGGTATAACCCTATCAGAATCAGTAGGGTTAATACAGTTATTATCTACTACTGTTCTGATAAAGTTTTCCGCTGTAGTGTTGTAATATGTATCTTCTCAGATAATTCTTCTATCTAGTAATCCTGTTAGGTTATAGCCAGAAGCAAAAATTCTAGAGCCATCATCTACGCTTTCTGACTTCTGGACAGAATCTATAATTCCTGCAAAGTCATTATAAACTACGATATTTCCAATAGATAAAAGCTCTAGACATTCCTTAGACATGATTGCTTTTATGGTAAAGCTTCCTGCATCGCTAAATGGCTCATTGCATTTAAAGGAATTAAATTTTTCTAATACACCTATGAAGTTAATATCTTTATCAAAAATTTTAATCATCATAAGCCTATACCTCTAAATATTGCGGCAAGTACTCCATAGAAACTTCTAACGCTTCCTCATTTACATCAGCACCATAACGCAAGTAATTTTCTCCTGTATGAAGCTCTAGCCAATCACTATCTAAATCCAAAAGATACATGTAGTTATCAGTATCGTTATAGATTATTTCTTTTTCTCCAAACTTTGTATTAACATAAAGCACATCTTCCGCATCCAGTGTGCAATTAACTTTTAATGTTTCGCCTGTTAAAAGGTTCTGAATATACGGATTCTCTACTCCGTTAGCGATCGCTTTGAATTTTAGCTTCACCCCAATATCTACAGCTCCAGCGTTTTCTACCATCTTGATTTGTGTAGGTAATCTGTAACCCATGCGTATAGGCTCTGTATTTTTTACACATCTTAAAGGAAAATGGAAACTTCCCTGCGTATAAGCCAATGCTCTCATATAGGATTTGTTTAGAATAAAGCATGGATTTCCTGCTACTCCTGTTATGTTAAATTTACAAAGCCATTTATTATTCTCAGCATAAGGAACTGCATATTCTACCGTATTATCTGGAGATACTTCTATGCGGTAATCGCCTAGGATTAATCAAAAGTTTTGTAATGGAGTAACTACCGATTGCAAGTATCTTTTCTTAGCTAACATATCTGCTTCACTATTGCCTAGAATGTAGCCAATTAAACTTATATCTCTAGTTCCTATGACTCTAGAAATAACCATGCTTCCAATCTGGCTAGAACCATTAAAAGTAGAAAGACTTACCCCTGCGCTTCCTAAATCCTTTTCATTCAATACGTAAGTTTTATTATCGAAAGTTAGGCTTCTGGTTTCATCATAATTTTTTAAACTTATCTTCATTATCTCCACCTCTTAAAATCCTAACTGTAACTTTCTCTGTGTCTTTCTGAACTGTCTAGCGGTTTCTGCTTCTGTTAATGCTTTAGGGCTGTAGTTATTAACTGTGATATTTGAAACTGTAGTGCTTCCAGAAGACTTCTGGTATTGGTTAGCTTCAGCCGCCGTTAAAACCATTTCACCCTTATGAAGCTCTGCGATGTAACCATCGTAAGGGACTTCACGTAATCCTGTTCTATGACTTCCCTTGATTTTATCAATAATGCCTGATACACCACTAAACATATTTTTAATCCATGATATCTTTTCTGATACTCAAGAGCTAACTGCGCTTCATGCATTTCTAAAACCACTTAATAAATTATTGATTGCATTCTTACCTGCATCATAGAAGCTTTTTCCAATTCCAACTACTTTATCAACTAATCCTGTTATGGTAGTTCAAATTTTATTTACTACGCTTACTACCTGCGGTATCACATTCATAACTGCGCTAACAACCTGTGCTATTACTCCTACGATGGAACTAACAACACTAATAACAACCTGTATAGCTGCTTGGATTTGCGGCATATGCGCAATTATAAAATCGCATAGCTGCTGTATTACTGGCATTAACTGTATAGCTATATCAGTAACTACCATACCAAGAGAATCCTTAATATCAGCCATTGTATCGCCTAAAGCCGCTCCTGCTGTAATGGCTTCGCCATCAATTACTAACCCTAATTCATGAGCCGCATTCTTCTGTCCTTCAAGCGCATCAGTACCTTGATTAAGTAATGGTAATATCTCTGTGTATTGGTTTCCAAAGATTTCCTGCGCAAGCGCATTTCTCTGCGTTTCATCATTCATACCTGCAAGCGCAAGTATAGTGTCATTCATTACCGCCTCTTGGCTTCTAAAATTTCCTTCTGCATCTTGTGTAGCTACTCCAATAGTTTCAAAAGCTTCAGCACCATCTAAGACATTCTTCTGCATGGTTTTCATAGACCTGCCAAAAGAATCTATAGAAGCTCCATTTCTTTCAAATACATAACCTCACTCTTGATAGGCTTCAGAAGACATTCCTAATTTCTGAGAGCCTTTATCAATAGCATCGGCTACTTCCATATAATCGCCTACGGCTTTAGTACAAAACCCTGCTACCGCTACACCTGCGGCTACAGCCGCTCCACCTGCTATTTTTCCAAACGTAGCTAACTTACCGCCAGTTCCTTCTACCGCTCCAGATAGTTCATTTAACTGGCTTTTTGCGCTATCACTTTCTACGGTAATACCGATTTTTAAGTTTCCTAAATCTAACATTTCTATTACCGTCCTCTAAACTTTCTTAATGCTTTTCTATCTGGCTCTGTTTGCCTTAATAGTCAAGCATTCTGCAAATACTCCTGTCCAGCTTCACTCTCACGCATTTTTGAAATAAAACCATCTCTTACCAAAATCTTAAAGGTAAGGATATCTATTTCATTTAGTTCTGAGAAGTTCAAGCCAGAATAATCAGAAGCTACCTTATAATCATCAGTCCCTGTAATAAGGTATTCTTTTGTTTCTTCTTCTATTACAGGGACTGATGGAAAACTATATTATTTAGTTCTGCCGTATAAAACTCTAGATAGTCCTGAAGCAGAACTATACACATATCTATACCAATCTCTGAAGCATCTAGTTTTTTATGTTGAATGTTATTATTCAATACCTCATTGGTTACTGAATACATCGTAACGATCGCTTCAGACTCATTTAAATTCTGGAAGTTTAATAATTCTGCATATACTCTCTGCTTGGGCGGCTTTAAGGAAATAACAGAACCATCTACCCATTTAAATTGGTATAGCTTTTTACTCATTGATAAATCCAACATAAATTATTTCTCCTAGCCTACAATTTCTTCTGAGTAGATTAATAAAGTACCTTCATTGTCTAATGGCATTGCCTTAAACTCTGCATTAATAACTGTTTCCTTATCTTTAGCAAAAGCCATTTCAAAACCGTTTTCATTAGAACCTACGATAGTTAAACGGATATCTCCATCCGCACTATCTTCATGAAGGAATCTAATTAAGTACTTCTTCTGGTCAAAATTAGAAACACCACCAAGCTTAACAGTTCTGATACCTTGAGTTTCTGTTACTCTGGCTGTGCTACATAACTTAGCAAGTGTTGCACCGTTCCAAGTCATAACACCAGAAGAAAGAACTACTTCTTCGCTTGTGATAATCTTTTTAGCTACATAGCCTAAATCATCTTCTGCGGTATAAAACTCTGGAGTATATGTAAGTGTTGCACCACCTTGAATATATCCAATCAAGTTAGCGTCTGTTTCTAAAGACGCATCTGCGGGAATAGAATCAGTTCATTCAGCTACATATAATTTTCCAGAACCTAATGTAATCTTTTCTACTGCCATTTTAATTTCTCCTATTTCTTAACCACATCAAAATACAGAATCTTCTGTATCGTGTTAGTCTGATAATCTTTCATGACTCCGCCGCCATTTAATTCAATACTGGCAAAGCCATTTACCTTTGCGGTATCTCCAAAATTATTGATACCGTCTAAAATCTTTTCTACTATGCTATCTACTTCCATTAGAGTAAAACCAATTATTCTTAACTCCAATCTGTAGTTAAATCTTGTATTTTGGTAATACCTATAAACAATGCATGTTTCTACCTCAGAAGTTTCTAATGGTTTTGGTTCTAATCCAGAAGCTGTAGCAATAGCATTTAATAAAGTAATCATTAGAATAACTCCTTAAAACATTTCATTATCTCTTGTTTGTTTTCTTCTACTGCTGGCTGAAGGAACGGCTTAGACTCCTGGCCATACGTGGTATATCATTGGCCTGTCTTTTCATCCTTGTATCTTCATGGAACGTCTTCACGTCCTGTACCTTCAGAAGAATGAATACCTGTACCAATTTCCACATATGGCGCATACTCCAGATTTGTTCCTACATAACCTGTAAAGTCTTCAATATCATGCGTAATTGATTGCCTTAATTGTCCATCTCTGGAAGGTGCATTTCTCTTAGCAGAACCTTCTACCAAAAGGCAAGCATCTGTTAAACCCTTTTGGATATACTCCTGCATGCCGTTATTGATAAACTCTTGCAAGTTATCAACTACTATTTTAAAGTCTTCCATCGTTACCAATTTCTCTGAGATGAAGGATAGAGTATAATCTATTCTTCTCTACATAAGACACGATATATTTAGTATCAATTCTATAACCCTTCTCAATATATCTATCAGTAGTTAATGCTAGATACTCTACGTTAATAACGTTTGTATCATTGCCCTGATAGGTATTTACAGCATTCTGCGCTAATGCGATTTTAATATTGCGCAAAAACTGATAAGTAATCACTTTCTCGTTATAGTCATTGATTAAAATTACAGGAATATCTACAGGTACAGTTTTCATTTTTGTATTGAATGCCATTAGAACATCCTCACTTTCTTTAATCTGCGCATCTGACGCTTTAACCCATCTGAATAGTCTGTAAGGATGGATTCTGTATTAGAGCCAAAAGAGAAGGAAGGTAATCCTTCTGAGCCGTATCTGTTTCAATCCTCAATTACCATTTTCATAATGATAGTTTCGTAATCTTCAGCAGCTTGCCCTGTGTAATCTTCAAACGCAGCAGAAGCAAATCTGATTAGAGTAGATAGAATAGCTTTACCTGCGGCATCATCTGCCGCAATGCCTAAATAAGCTACTAATTCTTCTAACATGTTTTTCTCCTATTAGAAGGGGTAGAATTATCTACCCCTATAAACTATGCCTGTGTTGTAAGCTTAACAACCTTTGTTTGATCGACAAGCGCAATAAGCATAACCTTGCGACCATAAACACTATTCTGGCGGATATTAGCATCTCTTTCCTGTTCTACTTCTACACCCTTCTTAACAAAGCATTTAACTGCTTCTTTTGTAGCAAGGAAGCCAGTGCCAGCAGGAACGGCTTTAGAAACAATTACAGGAACTCCACAAACAGAACCTACATAGCCAGTTCTAACAAAACCTTCAGAATACTTTAAATCATCTCCAAGGTTCTTTCTGAGTGTAGCTAACTGCGCTGGGTTAATGAGAATGAATAAGCCAGATTCATCTTCATATGGATACTTAGCGATTGCATCGACAATGTGTGCAAAGTTTCAGCTTCCTGCTTGTGTTAATGCACCTGCTCCAGAAGCAGAACCTAATGCGGCGATTGCTTTAGAAGTTAAATCGTTAGTCATCTTATCAGCGATTGCTTTTAAACCCATTTCAACAATGTTAGGGTCTTTCATTGCTTCTTCATCGAAGTACTGGAATCTGCCCTGTGTAGTACCGACTGTGTAATCCTTACCTGTAAAAGTAACTTCAATATTAGATGTATTTCCTACACCTTGCGCTACATCCGCAACATTGCCAGTAGCAGTATAAACATTAACTGTTTTTGTCATTCCTGCGCTTTCGGCAAGGGAATTATCAATAGTCATATAGCTATTCATATCAATAGCTGTAGTAAGTAAATCTTCTAATTTACTTTCTAATACCTTATTTGCAAAAACTGTATTTGCCATATCATTATTCTCCTATCAATTTATTAAATAAATCTGGGTTAGTTTGTGATAGCATCTGTCTATCCCTTAAACCCATCTTCATAAAATCCTCTTTGGTAATCGCTCCAGAACCTTGATTAACTCTTGGAGTGCTACCGCCTATTCTCTTTTCGATTTCTGTCTGAACCGCTAAATTAAATTCTTTCTCTAGGATATCAATTCTTGCTTTCATATCTTCAGCGGTATCAGCCAATACTAAATCCACAAGGTTAATAGATATACCTTTATCCGCAAGAATCTTAGTAGCAGATTGCTTATTTTCTAAAAGCTGAACCTGTCTTTCTCTTTCAGCAAGTGCTGTTTCTCTCTGCTTCAATTCTTCTGTATATCTTTCCTCTGCGGTCATGGAAGCTAATCTTTCTGCTTCCTTCTTTTCAGCATCAAATTTATTACGTGCTGTCTTAAGTGCTTCCGTCACTCGTCTATCTGCGTAAGCTTGTAAATCCTTTTCTGAATAAGTCTTTCCAGATTCTTCCGCATTGTTTTCTGTTACTGTTGTTTCGTCCATATAAAATTCTCCTTCATAGTTAAAGCTTGAACCCCTTAAAAAAGTTATTCTTACTTTCCCTATTATCTGTAAAAATCCAATAGCAGAAGTTAATTATTTCTGTCCATTACAGGGATAATTGTGCATCTGCAATTAGGATGCATAGGCGGAAAGTTTTCGCCTACTCTTGCTTCATCTAAACGGAATATTTTACCGTTTAAATCCATGCATTCTTCACTTGTCCTATCATCGCCTACAGCCAGATACTCATAATACTCTACCCCAGCTTCCTTATAAGTATCTTTTGCGGCTTGATTCTGAACTCTTGTTAATTCTGTTCTTACTATTCTTTCTGCGCTACTGCGGTTTCCGTCTATGGATAAATTGCATAACTCATTTACAGCCTTATCCTTAGATAATCCTCTGGCTACACAATCTACTAACCTCTGCTCTAACCTCTCTTGTAATGCGGCTTTATTACCTCATACACGATCGCTTCAGTCTTTCCCATCTTTGCACCAGATGGAATGAACTACTCTTTCCGCAGGTAAAGGAAAGGTCTGCTGAAAACCAATTTCGTTAGCGACTCTGGAAGAAGTCATTTCATAGACCTGCAAAAGATTTTTATCTACTATCTCGATTTCCTTCTGCCCTAAATCCCTTAATTCTTTATTGATTTGTGAGAGCATCTTGTAATACTGATTATTCTTGTATAAATCGGAGATAATAATATCCTCAGGTCTTTTATCAAACTTCTCATAAAGTAACTCTATATCACGCTTTAAACGCATAGCAGAAGCCTTATAGAGTTTTGCTAACTCCTTATTGGTCTTTCTCTCTCCTGCTTCCCAGATGGAATCTAGATAATCCTGCCATCACTGATTATTGTTCATTATCATTACCAAAAGAATACATATCCATATATGTTTCTTTCTGCTCTTTAATGGCTTTTAATTCTGCATCTACATCCTCTACCGCAGGAATCATAGTAAGTAATGTTCTATCTGATACTAATCCTCTCAAACCATTAACAAGAGTTAATACTG